ACGCCATCCAGAAACAAAGATGGATTTGTGTTGCGCTTCTGCTTTGTTGACTTCGATTTGAGCCATTTTTGTCTCTTGAGCATGTCTTTCTGCCATTGTGGCAATTTCGTGCGCCAAAGCATTTTTCTGATCCTTATCTTCAATAAACTTATCTAGTATACCTGTTACGGGTCCTATTAGTGCTTGTATCATTTTAATATACCTTTACCGAATCTGAATTAACAAGTTTTGGTAAACAGTAAGAAGTTATGGTTTCGCCCTGTTTATGTATTTTTTCAGAAAACCAAATGCAATCATTCAAATTTCTAAAATACATGTCTCTGCTATCCAATGTTCTCTCTGCCCCCACAAAAACAAACAACAGAAATAAATGCTCAAACATTATTTTTTAGACATCCAAGCAGATACACCCATATATGCTCCTACAATAGTGCCTCCTGTTATGTAAAGCAAGTTAGATAAATCTGTTAATAATTTTATTCGAGAGTCTGGAACAAATGGAGCAAACATTAGTAATGTGTAAAGAGCCATAAATATTAGAACAGCAGTAGCCATTCGTCTTTGTGCTGTCATTTTACGAAGCTCCGCTGCTTCGTGTTTTTCTGCAGCTTCTATTTCATGTAGTTTTTCAGCCGCTAGTAACTCATCATCGTCCACGATGCCGTCCCCATCTAAATCATACTTATTATACTCGGAACCTTTTTCTAATTTTTTTTGTATCAAAATGACCCCCTATTCACATACAGCCACAATAGACCAATCGCAAATCCTATAACAACAATAATTAAAACTATTATTGCTATAGCTTCTACAAAGTGTTTACGAGCTTCTCTTTGAGCGTACAAAGTTTCTTGCCTTTGTTTGCGTATGTCACGCTCCATGCGGATAAGTTCTTGCCAAGCTGAAGGACCACACATACTACTTATTAAACGTCTGAGTTCATCACGTTGATTTTCAAGTTGTTTGCGTTGCGTGAACAACTCCATCGCTTCTTGCTCAACAGATTTTCCTGCAAAAAGTTTCTTAAATATAGGTGGGTTTTTAGCTTCGTGATGGGCGCGGTCAATATCAGACACCGCTGACATCCACTGGGACAAACTTTTGCCCATTGAATGAACGTCACGGCCTATGCTCACACCTTTTTTTAAAGTTGCGAAAGCCGATGAGGCCAACGCCATACTTGAAATAGGATCAATCATTACCAACCTCTTGGTAAAAAGCCCTTCATTTCAAGTAACTAAAAGATTCCCTCAAATCTTTGTGGTTTAGATATTCGTGAAAACTTTGTTATCACTCCGCCATCACGTTTTTTTTGCACTTGCCTTTTTTTTGCTTGAAGCTTTCTTTTTGGCTTTTGGCTTGGCTTCGGTTTTTTCGCTGACGACAGGGATATCGCTATTGCTTGTTTCTGCGGATAACCCTCCGACATTAATTTGCTGATGTTCGAGCTTACTGTCTTCTGGCTTGTTCCTTTTTTCAATGGCATCTCTTCTCTCCAGCTTTTTGGCCTTCATATCAGCGGCTACTTGTCTACTTATTGAACTTGCACTCATCCTCTACTCCTTATGTTTGCCGCAGCAATATCCCTCTGCGTTTGAATTCGCTCTTCTGCAACTCTAGTTTTATCAGAAAGAGCCTCATCTTGTAAATCTAAACGCTGTTGAGCAAGTAATTTATCATTGCGTTCTTTTTCTCTATCGAACTCTTGTGAACGCTCAAACTCTTCAGCTTTTCTTTGAATGTCAGCACCTCGTAAAGCAAGCTCTTGTTGTCTAATGGACACAAGAGGATCCTGCTCTGGAGGAGGAGATACAGCTTGTGCATATTGTTCAGTTAATTCACCAATTAATTCAGCAGCACGAGAAGAAACTTGATTTGCTATTTGAGCTTGCAAATCAGGATTTGTGGCTATCATTTGAGCCTGCATCTGATCCATGCCTTCCATAACTTCATCTTGAGACATTTGCTCTGCCATAAATCCAATATGCTCTTGAATATGACCCTGTAATGTCATTACAATTGCCGCATTAGCTTGCGCCACTGGCGTTGCAATAATTGCCAAGTGCGCCTCAATGTGCGCTTTATGGTTCTGATCTGCAAATACCTGTAAAGACTTTCCTCGCATAGCTTCCTGATTTTCTTTTGCAGGGTTAGCAGGAACTGGTTCAGGCGGGACAGGAAGTATTGAATCGACATTTGTTACTCCTAAAGCTTCGTACATTTTTCTATACGCCTGATACAAACCTTGTTGCCCCCCATGCAAATCAGGGTTGCTTTGAACTAATTGCAATTGGGTCTGAGCCAATGCAATTCTCTGAGACATAGAAAATATGTTAGGGTCTGATACAGGAATAACATCAATCCTACCATCAAAATCGGTAGCTTTTATTTCTGGAGGGGCGCCTGGAACCTCATACATATATGAAGGAGGAGTGAATCGAGCAAACAAACCAGCAAGAAGCTTAAACTCCTGTTTCTGTGAATAATGCAAACGCTTGTGAATAGCACTCATAACTTTAGTGCCACGCTCCATAATAGCCATAGTAGTGCCAACAGGTGTCTCTCCACCCATCTCTGCAACCTTCATATCAGCCATAGATGCAAATCTACGCCCAGAGTCCACTAAAGTTCCTAAAAGGGAATATAAAGTCTGTGAAGGCTCTTTGAACGGCAATGCCATAAGAGCTTGGCGTATATCCATACCAGCTACATCAATGTCTCTGAATTCACCAGGGTTCAATGGTTCATTCTCATCACGAATACGAGCGCCACGAGCTTTAAAGCCAGCAGGGAGGTTTGATAGAGTTCCTGCATCTATCAACTGTCTTAAAAGACTCGTAGCTCCTTGTGCTAAATTTCCAATCATATGAGTTAGGCCAAAACCGTAGAAGCCTAACCCTGGAAGAAATTTGTAATGCACAAAATATTGTTTTTTTTGTAAAGGCTTTTCTATGTCGTAGTTTCTACGAACAGACAAGACTTTGCCACTCTTCTCAATTAAAGTAACAATATATGGAAGTTTAATTCCTGTAGGCTCACCTTCCATATCTAAATCTTCAAAGCCAGTAAGATCTAAATCTGTATGAACTTCATACAAAACAATATCTTCATTAGAACCTGAAGGCTGTATACCATCAACCTCATTAATAGATTCCTGAACTTCACTGTAGTCCTCTGCACCATACCCATCACCAGGCAAAGGAACATCAGAATAAAAACCAGAAACCTGAAGCTTTAGTATCTCATTCTTATTCATTTTTACAACGTGTGTAACACGAGAACAACTAAACAAATCAGTCGCTGTATATGGGACAACTAAATCTTCAGCATGAACAAACTTAGAAACAGGCCGCTGTAATAATGGGTCAAAATAAACTTTTTTAAATGTAGAACCAATAATAGGAAGATAAAACAACATCTGGTCTAATTCAGGATCATACTCTTCCATCTCATATGTTATTTGATAATTCATGTAATTCTTGATGCGTTCAGCTTGCTTTACAACTTCTGAGTTCTCTGCACCAATAATCTGTGTTCTAACAGGCCCTCCTGCTGGTAAAAGCTCTCTGTAAGCTTGCGCCTGAAATTGTGTTACACTTTCTGCTAATAATGGATGAACAACCCCTGTAGCACCCTCAAATGGCTGAGAACGGTCTTCGTATTTCATTCCCAGAAGGTCAATGCCTCTTTTGTAAGTATCTTCCCATTCTTTCCTAGAAGATAAATCATCTTCGATACTACCGACTAAATCACTGGAAATAACAGCAAGTTCTGCTTCATCTATGTAATCAGCTAAATTAGCATCATATGGCAAGTCTTGCGGTTGAACAGATAGCTCTTCTTCTTCGCCACCAATTAAAGCACTACCATCTTCAAACTGAAGAATATTAGCGTCAACAGGAATAACTTCCTCACTTATTCCTATCTCTTCAATGGCCTCTATAGGAATGTCCCCGCCTGCACCAAGTATTTTTTCTACTGCCATTTTATGTTCCCCTTAATCCCTTAATTGGTGTTGGGTCAAATTGAATTGCGCCTCAAAGTGAGGGTTACTGAGCGCTGATAAAGCCGAAGGGCAATTCACCTTATCAATGATACAAAATGACCCAACCACTTAGACTTCATCAAATAATATAACCAATATTTCCCACATTCGATGAATAGTCGTTAAAATGTTCCTTTAAACTTACTACCTCTTGTTGCCACTCCAAAACCCCTACTCATAGGAGATTTTATTTTTTTTCTTAATGCGTCTTGCATAACTAAATGCCTATCAAATTCAGCGTCAGTAAGATTAGTAATATCTATTTGAGCCATTATTCTAATTTCTTTGTCAGAGCGCATTAAAATGTACCCTTAAACTTACCGCCTCTATTGGACATAACAACCCCGCCATTCATAAAACCACCCTTTTTATTTTGGCGATCTTTCTTTAATTTTCGCATTTTATTAATAGCATACCCTGTTGCGCCTGCCCCAGCAGCGGCTGTACCATGTGCAATGTAAGGTATAATTTCTTTCGCATAGGGACCGCCTGCTATCATTAAATCCACAAATGTATTTGCTTTTTTAATATTGTCTTTCTTTGGCTTTGGTTTCTTTGGCACTCTTTTTGTCACTTCTTCACTCCCTTAAAATGTACCCTTAAAGTTGCCGCCTCTATTGGGCATGACAGCACCGCCATTCATAAAATCTTTGCCTGCTTTTTTTAATTGGCTTTTTAATAAAGGTTTTCTTGTAGGCGTAGCTTGCCCTATGTCAGGGTCATATCTTTTATCACCTAGATTTGGTTTAAATTTCTCTTTCCTAGACGGCATGAACATATTGACTTGCAATTCTTTTCTAGGCACTCGTTCATATGTTGTTGGGTCAAAAACAGTCACTGTACCAGTTTTTGAAAGCATACCTCCACTTTTAGAAGCAGCAGCGATTAAGCCCAATCTTTTAGCAGCATCAAACATTCTTTTTGATGCTGGAAGCAAATCATCATAATCTGACTTGGTAACTTTTTTAAATTTTTTATTAAACTCTTTAGCGTTCATCAAAATGTACCCTTAAATTTTGTGCTTCTACCCTTTAAAACAGCGCCGCCATTGTTCATTCTTTTTGGTTTTTTAAAAGGTTTTTTTACTCCAATGATCTCTTCCATTAAATCACCTATGATTGTTCCACGAAACATCTTAGGAACCGCCCTGTAGCCTTTATCAAAAACTCTAAGACCTTTTTTTCTAAATGGACCACTCATTACTTTACTCCTGTGAATCTAGTGCCACGCAAAGCAGCACCACCGCCACGAGAAACATTAGAGGCAACACCACCATACTTAAAACCAGAAACACCTCTGCCACGCAATATATCCTTTTTGGTGACTTTCCCATCACCAGTTAAATCAGGAAAAGCTTTGCCACCTTTTTTCATCTTAATAACACCACCTTTAGCCTTGTAGTCAGGCTCTGGCATTTCCTCAAAACGCTTACGAGCAAACTTAGCGGCAGCATCATCTGTCATGCCCATTTCTAATGCTTCTTCAAATAACTGCTCTAATAAAGCCTCATTGAATTCATTGCTCATTAGAATACTCCTTTAAACTTAGTGCCTGACGTAGCAGCACCCGCACCTCGAACAACACCACCATCTTTCATACCTCTAGCTTTAGCGCCAAAGTAACTCTTTCTTCTAGCAGCCCTTTGAGATGCTATTTCAGCATCAGGATCAATAAAAAAATTCTTAAACATTTGCCTTCTTGCTGGAGAAGTTTCCATCTCTCTGGCGAGTCTTTCCATTGCAAGTAATGAGTTTAAATATGCAGATCTTTCAGCCATTATTTTGTTCCTTTAAACTTGCCACCACGACCAGGCATTACAGCGCCAGTGTTCTTTCTAGTTGGTGAATAACCACCTACTTTTTTAGGTCTTAAATCTTTCTGGCGAACACCACCTAAATACGAATCAAGAATAAAACCTCCTAAATCACGATTTACCTCACCACCATCTTCAAACTTAACGGCCTCTTTAGACATTTTAATTAGTTCAGCAACATCTGCATCAGATATAGTTTTGGTAGGGTCAACCATCCGGCCCATCATTTCATTCATCATGCCAGGTTTGGGTCTAGGCCTTGGACCTACTTGCTTTACTTTCTTAGGAGCATTTTTAGGTCTTGGTTTTGGACCTTTCATGTTTTTTTCAGCCATTAGTAATATTCCTTCCTGCGATTATAACGCACTAAATCTTCATCTTCATAATCGGTGGGAGTCGAAATAAAACCACCCTGCCTAAAACGTAGTATAGCCTGAGTCATCGAATCTGCCAAGTCATCATGTTCTCCATTCGGAAACGCAGCACACTCTTCTACAACCTCTTCAGCAAAATTCATGTCTGGCCTCCATACCATACCAGATTCAAACACTGGCGCACAGGCATTCATGCGAGTAAATTTATCAGCGCCTCGACTAGGCGTAAATGGCGTTACAGGTATATCCATGCGCCTTAACTCCTGCGTCAAAGGCATACCACTAGCCTTCTGCTCTATAAGCACCATGTCAGGCTCAAACTCATTATATAAATCTTTGGCAACTTCCTTTAATTCAGGAAAATCCCAGCGACCACGCTGGGCATCGAGGAGAATAATAGCCTCCCCATCACCCTCTACGGGCTCAAATATACCCCAAGTAGTAATAGCAGAATAATCAGCCCGCTCAGACTTGCTAAACGCAGTATCATACGACTGTATGATATATGAACACATAGGTGGGCTACTACTATCCCAAACATTCCACCACTCTCGCTTAACAATCGCACCTTCTTCAGCAGTCGGATTCTGAAGATACTGTGCATTCCACTTGCCTACAGGTATAGAAGCCTTAACAGCCTCAAGTTCTTCTTTTGCCCAATATTCGGGCCACAATACGTTGTCGGTTTCGGGAAATATCGCAGGAAACTCCACTATGTCCCACTGATCCGCCCCGCCCTCTGCTTGCTTCTGAAGTACCTTCGCAGTCAGATCCCGTATACTCCACCTCGTCATAACTATAATTATCGAGCCACCTGGCTGGAGTCTCTGTCTTGGTCCTGATGTATACCATTCGTAAATATTATCCAACGCGGTAGGTGATAACGCATCCTGCTCAGATACAGGATCGTCAATAATACATAAATCAGCACCACGACCAGCTAATGCACCGCCTACACCAACCGCGTAATACTCACCACCCTCACTCGTACTCCAGCGACCTGAAGCCTTTGCATCAACAGCTAACTTAACATCAGGAAAAACATCCCTGTAAATATCACTGTCAATCAAATTCTTTACTTTACGACCAAAACCAACAGCTAACTCAGCCGTGTGTGTCGCTTGAATAATTTTTTTATTAGGCGTTTTGCCCATTAACCAAGAAGGAAACAAAAAACTCGCAAACTCAGACTTCGTATGTCGAGGCGGCATGTTAATTATTAAACGCTTTATCTCGCCTTTCGCAACCTTCTCTAACTTCTCAGCATATATCCTATGATGCTTGCCCTCTATAAATGTAGGCCAAACATGATTTACAAACGATAAAAAACTATTTTGCTTCTCTTCTCGCTCACTGACTAAAGAATAACTCTCAATGTATTTCGAGAGCATCCCACGTTCTTCCTCCGTGAGATAATCTAAATCAATGTTAAACGACTCATTCATGTCAAGAGCTTAATGCACTCAAAAAGTTGTTAGCAGCTAAATTTAAAGAATTAGGAACATTCGTTAAAAACTGACTCATAGGCTGTATAGACGTTGACTGACCCAATGGCATACCCAACTGCACAGGAGGTGCTGTAGACTGAACAACAGG